AAAATCTTCGAGGGGGGTGTCCTTCATTCCCCATGGGAAGGCAAATTTGACGAAGTTTAATGGATTATCTTTAACCACAGGTGACCATAGTTCGGTCATTAATAGCTTTTCTTCTTCTGGTTTATATTTCATAAAAATTACTCAAAAAAATTATTCCACAATGTATATATATATGTACTACCCACGCATACACAAAGGGGGGGGTAAAATCTATTTCCTATCATATTTATATAACAGCACACGCACACGCACGAAAGGGGCTATCTGTTCTATTAGTACGCATACGCAAGAACGCACAACTTATCTTGCTATCGTGCATATATGCACGCTTGCTCGCGTGCTTGCTTGCTCTAGTCTTTTGCATCTTTTAGGTTTAGCGTTTCTTGTTCTATGACTTCGCCCTGGATTATTCTGTTGCTTGCGTGCGTGAGTGCGTCTTTAATATTAAGCGTGTGTTTTACTTCTTGGCGATCGCTCCATTCATCTGGAGATCTATTCTTTAAATAAAATTGTATTGCTTGAAAGTTGCCGTCGTGTATTTGTTCCATTAATTTGAATGTTGCTACTTTCATTCCTTTTGCTTTTCCTCTCTCTAATGCGTCCGAGATTTCCTTTTTTCTTTTTCTGTTCTTGTTGAATGTATCCCACCCAATACCAAGTGTTCTACATATATCCATGATTCCTAAGCCTTGCGACGCTAACAGCTCTACTTGTTCAGCATCAATAATAATCTTTTTACGTCCTGGCTTTCCACTCGGCATTTTGCTCATAATCCGTTTAATTATAGTATGTTTATGCTTTTTTTATCCTTTTTTAATAGTATTAATTAAATTAATTATATTTTTATACGTTAAAGTGTTGACATTTGCGTAGTATAAAGTATATTAATAATTACTAGGTTTAATTACTTAGCATTTATGGAGAAAAATAGAATGAGTGATAAAAATTTAACCTCTTACTTATCTGGCGGTATTGAGAAACATACAGACGGATCATTTACTATTTATGGATACATAGAAAATAAAAACGGCGATGAAGTTGCCATGCATAAAATTAGATATTTTGATTATCCAATTAGCGATGCAAGAAAAATGTTTAAAATAGATCTTAATGATTTAACAACATTATTGGAGGAAAACAACATCTTAACCAATGATGCATACATAAGATTTAGTCATACCATATGATTTAATTTAACCCCAACCAATCAAGCCCGCTTTATGTGGGCTTTTTGGGTAGAAGCCTAGCAATAACGCGAAGCAACTACGGAGAAAAATATGACAGATAAAAATAAACAAGACATCTACACATTAGAGCAAAATCTAATTGAAGAACTTAACGACAATAAAGAGGAGATATTAGAAGGCTCATGTCCTGAAGATGTTGTTTCAGAATATGCGGACTCATGGGTTCCAATTTATAACTATGATTTATTGGAAGTTGCTCAATCTGATTTAACGCTTGGATACAATGATTCTGAAGGAGAAGGAGATATATATGCTCAACTTACATGGGCAATATATCAAAGGCTTGATTCAGTTGCTCAGGAATGGTTGCAAAATAACCAAGTAGAGGTGGCGTAATGATTATTAAAGAATACCAGAAAGAATATAAAGACTATTTTATGTTTATAACTGTTCATCACAGTTTAATAGAAGTTAGTGTGCATAGTTATGTAGATGATGACTTCGAATATAGAAATAGATATATAGATTATTCAGTAGATGAAATTTATGAATCTATATGCTATCGAATAGATAACAATGATCTATTAGAGGTGGCCTAATGAAATACCAAATAATAATAAACAATGGAACTCTTAAAGGTTTTATAGCCTTTAAGGGTTCATGCCTTGCAACCATGCAAGATAAATATAAACGCCTGGAACAACAAGGGCATAAATTAAAACTTATAAGGGAGAAATAATGGAATCTATAATTGAATATGTAAATGACTTTGTAATAGTAAAAGAAAGCTTTGGTAATAAACAATATTTAGTAACTAAAGAATTTAGTATTGATAAAGATTATCCTCTTTATTCTTTTTCAAATTATAAAGATGCAGTTAATTTTATAAAGGCGGTGACACAATGAAAACAACTAACTACTTATTTATATATACAACTAAAGACGCAAAAATTAAAAAATACGAGGTTAAATGCTTATTTAAAAAAGATGCTTACCTTAGTTTCTTTAGAGATGTCACAGCGAAAGATATTATTGATTTTGAGATACACAGACAAAACGAGGAGGGAATTATCTAATGGAAATCAAATTAAATACTTGGGATATAAACGAAGCAATACAAGATTATTTAAAAAAGAAATATAAACTTGATATTGATATAACCAATGACTTGGAAATGTATCCATGCCTTGAATATACCGTTCGTAAATATGATTATAAAAAGTTTAAAAACGGTAAATATAAGACAGACAAAGACGGTTTTAAAATTATTGATGATAATACAATCAAGTATGAAACCGAGTACGCGGAAATAACCGAAGATTCAAAAATAAGTTTTTATATATATTAGGTAACACAATGCCAGAAATAGATCAAAACGCGTTAAAGAAACTTAAAAGAAAATATCCAGGCTTACCAGTCGTAGGAAGTCCTAAAGATTGGGAACGCATTGAAAAGATGTTGAGTAAAAAAGATTTTGAATTATATAAACTAATAACCAAAAGGGGGAAATGATGAGTAATAAATTGATTATTGTAAGTAAATGGATTCATAGATATGTTGATGATGAGGGTAATGTTGATAATAAACTTACCCTCACTTCAGAAGGTATTGCATCTCTTACAGAAGATTTAGAATATATTGTTGATAAATATACAGGTATCGATGATGCAGGTTTTATGAAATGTGGAGAAATTAGAACAGATATAATTGAACTAATACATTCAATCATCAACAAGGAGGTATCTAACTAATGGACCTACAACTATTACCAATATTAGTTTTTATGGCTATCTGTTTATATGCAGTTGCTTTAACAATCAACGACAACGACAAAAGAAAATGATATTTTCAATAAACATAAGCGGCAATATTGTTGATTGGTGCTATAACTTAGACTGCCAGGACAAACAATTTCATAAAACGTGGATTCCTAAATTAAGGGATATTCAAATCATAACTAAAGATCTAAACGGCCTAACAATAAGCGAGGTTAAAAAGATAATCTTAGAAGATATACAACCAGATATAACCATGGTTAAAGAACATAATAATAAACTAGCGAGAGCGAGGAGAATGGGGAGATGAAAATAGAATTAGATTCATGGGAAATAGAAAAGGCGATTGAGGAATATGTTGAAAAGCATCATAACTTAAAAGTCAATTTACAAGATCAAGAATTACCACCTCTTTTAGAAGTTCAAATGTATGAACATAAAAAAGATAAAAATGGTAAGAATATTTTAGATTTTAGTAAACCAATAGGTAATGAAAGACATTGTGTTGAAATTGTGCAAGAGTCTTGGATTAGTTTTTATATTGATTAAAGGGAGAAACAACCAATGAAAAAACATAAACCAATAACTTATGTAATGGCTGAATATAAATATGCTTGTTATATAAGAGATGAATTAAAAGAATCTGGGCCAATCTTATACCCAAGTGAACAAGCATCTAAGCAACACAGAGACGGCACATGGCTTTTATTAACAATAACAGGGGAAAGGCTAGGCACAGTCTCCCCCAATGGAACTGTGAGGCTTACATGAAGCGAGAGGATATACCAAAACATTTACGACATTTAGAAGATTGGAAACTAAAAGCATTATTCTATTTATTTAGGAGTCCAAAATGAGCAACTTACATAACCAGGAACAGTTAGAAAACCAATTTGAAACTATACTTGACCGATTATTAGATCAAGATAGAAAAGGTTTAATTGATGATGAAATAAATACCGTAGCCAGAAACTACGGTTTAGATGAAGATGATGACCGCGATGAAATTATAAACTTCTTAGCGGAATTTATACTTTACGATATGAATACAGCATAGGAGGACTAATGGCTAACAAAAAAATAACATTTACTAAAAAAGAATGTGAACATATAGCCGAATGGCTACCAAAAATTTGCTTTAGTGACCAGATATTAAAAAAATATCAGTCTGAGCATATATCACTTGCCTATCATTATGAAGACGCAAAAACTGAAAAAGAAAAAAAGAAAATAAAAACAATAATGAAAAAGTTGGGCAAGTATTACGAGCAAAAAAAATACGAATGGGAAGATTTATCAGAATCAATAATAAATAAAATAGAAAGGGAGTACCAATGACAGGTAAAGGAAGTGGCAGACGCAAGGAAGATATAAACAAGATACGCAATAATTGGGACAGCGTATTTAATAATAAAAAAGATAAACAACTAATAACCGAAGTAACCATTACATTTAACATGAAAGGCAACCCAACGCTTTACGACATGAAAAAGGAAGTTGAAAAAATGTGCAAAGAGAATAAAATTGTCTGTACAACCGTAACCAAATATATTAATGCTTGAACTAATAATTAAAATAATACTATCGCTTTTCGGAGTATTCTTTTTAATGCTATTACTAACCTCTTTAGCAATAGTAATAATCGACCGCAAGCACTAAGTTTCGACTAGCGAGAGTGTCATTACTCTCCGTAGATGATAACCCCCTATAAGTCTCTCGCTAGTCACTCCACGCAAGCAAGCACGCACAAGCCACTCTCAACCCCTCTATTAAATTAAAACCAAAAAGACTAGGTAATGCATTGCTTTACCCTTATAATGAATCTACAGAGCTTAGGCGTATCTATAGACCACGATCCCCCTTTCACTCCTCTCCAGGTATGTCTTAGCTCTCCTTAATAATCTCATTCGCTAGGCCCACCAAAAGATAGTGTTTTTTTCCACTCGCTTGACTCTTTCTTAACCTTCCCTCTTTACCCTCTAACACCAACCATAATATTTCTTTCTCAATCAACTCTTTCATGCCTCTCCCAGCTGTACGCCTGCTAACGCCAATCATCTTACAATAATAACTTACTGCATCATGCGAACTAAAAGTCTCAAATCGATACCGCTCACATACCGCCCAGAGAATAAGCTTCGCACTAATAGATAAATCCTCACGCCCACACGCACGCCTAAATATTTGCCAGATGCACCCACGCATCTTCGTATAATTCTTTTGCTCTTGCACGCAAGCTAACGGCACTAATCCGCTTGCGTGCAAGCGTGGGATTTCGCTAGGTATTACCCACCAATATTCTTTATTCTTTTTATCAAACTTTCTAATCATGCGTGAGTTCTTGCGTTCGTTCTTGCGTGGCTGGAGGGGGAAAACGCCTCCAGCGTTTTTCCACTCCTATATATATAGTATATATGGATATATGCGACAAGTTGACGCAAGCAGATACCATTTTTGTCGCAATCAGCTACCACTTTTGTCGCATATTGGTTAAAAATGCATTTCATAATCTGTCTTTGGCATAGAGTTTATTGGCTCTAATATGCCGTCTTTTCTTATTAAAGTTTGCACTCCATAATCCACATTACCAGAGTTAGATTTGACTAAGGCCGCCTTGACCACGCTTAACCTATCGTATGGTATGTTTGCTTGTTCACATAATTCCTCTGCGTCTGATTCGCTTGGAATCCACATACTGATTGCAAACCTAACTGAATCTGTTATTGATGATGCACCCCTTATGTCTGCTTTATGTGAATAAGGATCATCAGAATCATTGGTAATGGATTGTTTATTAATATGATGCGTTGTTAAAGTAGTACAACCAATATTGGCACTAATCATCGCACAATAACTTCCCCA